CTTTGCCGAGGAACTTGTTGATGAACGAGAGGTTGCGGGCTTGGCGCCAGAGGTCGCGTCGCCAGACAGTGAGCTGCTCGTCGGTCAGAGCAGCGAAGTTAGTGAGAGCCATGTTGGAACTCCTGAATGAAATGGATCGAACGGTTCTCGTGCCTATGTCGCTGGCAACAACGCGAAAAGCGAACGATCTATTGGGTCAGGAGGATCGAGCCCTGGCAGAGATTTCGTCCTCTGCGCCACGACAGCGAAGTCGGCTCGTTTCGTGAGCCACTCGGTCCTTTTAACCTTTCGGCAGGACACCAAGCACGAGGTAGCGTGCTATCGGCAGTCTACTTCAGAGATTCGCAGAGTACAAGAGCATTTAGCGATTTTTCAACGCTTTGATGCAATCAATCGCTCTGCTCGGGTCGCTGATTTCAAGCGCATCCATTACACCTGCCTTGAACTTTTCGTGCCAAGCGATCTGCTCGTCGACGTACTGGTTCTCGTCACCACGAGACTCTTCGTAAAGCCGCTCTTTCAGCGCGTAGCCCATCAGCGGCCAGATTTTCTGGACGGCGTTCTGGCGCGCGATCTTGCGGCCCAACTCAGCGTCGAAGTTCTCCGGGCTGGCGCATGCCGACTCGCCGGTCACGGTGAAGCCGTTGCGCAGCACGAGAACGCAGAAGGTGAGGCGTTGTAGCTCGGGCAAACCGTCGATGTTGAACCATCCGGTTTCTTTCTTCTTAAACTCGAAGCCCACGACCCCGTCGTGTGCGGTGAAGTAGTGCTCCCCGACGATATTCGCCTCGATGTCCGCAGGTTTGACGCGCGGTGCGGTCAGCCCTTTGGCTTGAATTTCCTGCTCGATGGTGTGGTCGTTCATGCAAAGTCTCCTCGCAGCTTCGCGCGAGTCGCTTCGGGTAGCGCTTCGAACTCCTCGAAGCTCATGTTCGCAATGTCGATCGCCTTGTCGCCCATCTTGTCGCTGTCGAGGCCCGATTCCTTCATGCTCGCGGGCTGCTTCTTCGCAGTTTCGATGTTCTTCTTCACCTGAGCCTGCTTGCGGTCTTCAACGTCTTTCTTCAGACCTTTCTGCTCAGTCGCCTCGGCTTTCGCCCCGAACCGACCCATGACACTCGTTGCGGCCTTCGCAAGCGCTTTCGACGGCGTCAAACCCTCTTTCTGCATCAACGTGCGCTGCTTCGAAAGCACCAGCTCGACCAGATCCTCGTCGAACTCGTCGGCCTCCGGGTTCAGAGCCGGGTACTCTGCTTCGATCTTCTCGACGGTCAGCTCCATGCGGATCTCTTCGCGGGCCTGCTCCTTCGCCTGAGCGCTCATCGAGCGAGACTCTTCGATGGCGAGCTGGCGCTCCTTCGCTCGGATCACTGAGGCGATTTCTGCGGCCTTCTCGGCTTCGCCATCGAGTAGCAGCTTCGCACGCTGCTTCTCCAGATCGTCGATCTCGGCGTCCAGCTTCGCGGTGTCTTCCTGCTTCTTCACCTGTGCCTGTGCAGCCTGAAGCTCGGCAAGCTGGCGCTCCAGCGCAGCAACGCGCTCGCGCTCCTTGTTCACTGCTTCGTCGAAGCGTGCCTTCGGAATCCTGGGCTCGTCTTTCTTCGCAAAGCGCCCCTTGTCGTCGCGGGCAGGCTCATCTTCACCCTCGTCTTCATCTTCGTCGACGCTTTCCGCTACAGGGGGGTCGACCTTCTCTTCTTCTACGACCTTCTCGGGCTCAGGCGCCTTGTCGTCGGTCGGAGTGAAGCTGTCACCACGGTCCCCACCAAGATCGCCGCCGTCTTCGAACTCGTTGCGAAGGACTCGACCGAACAGTTTTTCATACAGACGCATCGTTACTCTCCTGTGATTGGGCTTGTTGTGCCTGCTGCCGCAGCATCTGTGCGCGGCGTGCAGCGGCGTCCTGCTGCTTCAACTGCATGCTGAGCGCGTGCTCTTCCTGCTTCATGCGCATGTTCAGCTCGTGCTCTTCGCGCTTTAGCTGAAGCTGCATGCGCATCTCCTCGGCCTTCAGCTCAAGCTCGGCCATTTTGTCGCCACCCTTAGCCTCGTTCTGAGCCTGGATGCCTTCCTTCTGGCTACGAGTCGCCTTCAACTGAGCGTCAGCCTGCTTGCTCATCGCCTCGGCTTCGAGGTTCGCCAGCTCGGCCTGTGCCTGACGCATCTGAAGCTCCTTCTGCATCTGAGCTTCAGGGCTGTTCTGCGCCGCTTCGAGCTGCTTGATGAGGTCGCCACGACGCATGAGACGGCTGTTCTCGATGAGCACGGAGTCTGGGATCTGAACACCGATCTCGCGCATCGCACGAGCCTGCTCGAACTGGCTGTCTTCGAGGCTGGCGCGGTGCGGGGTGCTGGTGATCACGATGTCGTACTCACCGATGGTGAGGTCGTTCGTAATCGTGCCAAGCGCCTCGTCGTAGGCGTTGACCTCGACGGTCTCCTGTTCGAAGGTGGCGTTGTCGTGCGTGATGTTGATGATCCGGTGCTCGGTGTAATACTCCTGCACGATGTCCAGAACGTTCCGCGCCAGAATCCAGTCGGTGCGCTCCAGGTTGTCCATCGCTTTCACGAGGTTCACCGCGCCGCGCTGCTGCTTGTACGCGATCGCCTTCGCAGCCACGTCCTCGCGGTCGAAGCCCTGCATCGAGTCGCTGACACCAGAGATACCCTTGATGTGCTCCTCGGCCTTGTACGTCAGTCGATCGAGGCCGGTCGGAACCTGATTCGGCTGGATCTTCTGCGGAGGGGCGCCGCCGCCCTTGTACTCCACAACCAGACCCGTCTCGGCACCACGCTGCTCCAGCTCCTCGATCGACATGTTCACGAGCGAGTTCTGCTCGACCAACCAGCCGCTGTTTGCGGTCGTGTTGATCACGTGCAGCTCCTGGCTGGAGACCTTGTTCAGAATCTCCTGCGGCCCGAGCAGGTTCTCAACCAGCCCGATCGTTTTCCCATAGCGGAAATACGGGAAATACGGCACCACGGTGAAGTGCTTGTACGGGCTCCAGTCGTCGTGCAGCACGACGTTTCCTGCCGTCACGGTCCAGCGGATGCGCTTCGTGAGCTTGTCGACAACCGCCACCTGACCCTGCATCTTCTCCAGCATCGCAGCGATCCGATTCCGATCCCAGCTCTGAGGCACAGGGCGCATGTCGCCCGTCGTCACATCGACAAAGTGTTCCTGCTTGTCCAGACGACGATACTGACGCTCCAGTACGCGGATGTTCCGCTCCAGACCGTGATCGTCGGTGTGGCCGTAGTACATCCCCTGAAGATACGGACCTGCGAAGCGGTCGCGCATGCGCTCGGTGCTGTCGAAGTCGAACGTGTACGAGCCGCTCGTGTGGTGCTTCAGGTAGTCGGCGTCGTCCTCGTTGTAGAGCGTGACGATGTCCTGATAGGTGAGCCACTTCGTGACCATCACGTCGGCCCAGCGATCCGGGTCGTACTCCTCGGCGTCAGGGTCGATCACGACGTTCTTGCTGTTCATCTGGGTGATTTCGATCTCACCCATCATGCTGTCGGTGAAGCTCAGTCGAACGTCGTAGAAGCCACGGCTGCGGATGATCCCGTCGCAGAACACGTCGCTACGCACCCACGGGAGCTGGTTGTTCGCGCTGATCTGCATCCAGACCTTCGTCAACGCCTCTGCGACCTCTGCCGGGGCGCCCGCACGTGGGCGGAACAGCACCTCGGTGCGGTTGTAGATCTGCTCACCCATGATCGTCGACAAGGTCGATAACACCTTGTTGATCGTGAGCGCCGGGCGACGCTGCGCCTTCAGTCGCGCCAGATCCTGATCGTTCCACTGCCGACCGGCGAAGAAGTTTTCGCACTTGTCGGCTTTGTTCATGAAGTCCAGGTGCCCGCGATCTCGGGCATACGCATAGCGTGCCCAGGTCTCGTGGGCGAGCGCGGTATCAACGGGCATGGTTGATCCTTACTTCAGGAACTTCAGCTTGTACGTCGCGGTGGCGCACAGCGCGCACAGCTCGTCGAGGATGTTCTTCAACATGTCCTCGTCGGCGGACAGCTCATCGCGGTTGTCGTCGATGAACTCGCACAGACCGGAGATCATCTTCAGCGGATCGTCGACAGGGCGATACGCACCAGAGATGTTCTCGATCAGCCCGAAGTAACCCTGATAGGCTTCGGCGTACTGGTCGACGAGGTCGACGAGACCTTCGTAGAACTCCCCGAGAGCGACATGCGCCGCGTAGGAGCGCGTCTTCAGGTGCAGCACGTGGGCGTTTGTTCGCACGTGCAGGCAGCGCATGATGAATTCACCGATCATTTCCATGGACCTCTGAATATTTCCCAAGAGTCTAGCAGAGTCTCGGAGCTGAGTTAAGTCGATTCGTATTTGTCAAGCACCTGCTGACAGAAGCCTGAGCGCACGACATCGTCGCGGGTAAACACGACAGAGCCGACAGCGTCGAGATCCGTCAGGCGCTCGAAAGCATCGTCCAGCCCGTTCAGCTTTTTCAGATCGGACTGGAGCGGGTCTCCGTCGAGCACAACCTGTGTCGACTCACCCACTCGCGTAAGCAGCATCTTGATCTGCGTCGGCGTGGTGTTCTGCGCCTCGGTGCAGTGGATGAACGTGTTATCGAAGCTGGAGCCTCGCAGATACGCCAGCGGCACGATGCGAATCCTGTCGTGCTGGAGGTAGTAGTCGAACGCCCCCTTCCCCAGCCGCTCGATCAGCACATCGACCATCGGCATCGCCCAGAACTGTAGCTTCTCCTGTAACGTTCCTGGAAGAGCGCCGATCTTCGCTTCTTCACCCTCGACGCCAACCAGCGGGCGCGTCAGGATGATCCGCTCGATGTCGTGTTTCTGTAGCAACTCTGCCGCGTAGGCGAGCGCCACGTAGGTCTTCCCGGCCCCAGCCGAGCCTTTCACCAGCGTGCAGACGTTGTTCCGCAGGCTGGATAGAAAAAGCCGCTGGGCCTCTGTCTGAGGCACCAGCGGCTGAGCGGCTCGCTTCGTAGGAATCTGGGTCACGTTCGTATCGACGATGTGGATGTCGACACGGGTCTTTCTCTTCTGTTTTTGCGACATCGGTTTCGCCATTCGTTCAAGCCGCCATGTGAGATACATCGCCCAAGCTGCCGCCCGTCGACAACTTGTCTTTCCACGATTTGATTCTATCAGGCTCTTTTACTTTCGGCGCAGAGCGTGTCAGAGTCAAGCGCACAGCCCAGGCCAGCGCGTCGATCTGGTCGTCGTGTTTCCCTGCCGGAAAGCGCAGCAGCTCGGTGTACAGGTCGTGGAACCAGGGGGCTTTCGCATCGAAATACACCTTCCCTGCCTGCATGCGCCCTTTCAGCGGGTTCGCTCGCGCTTTCTTGTCCGTCAACGGCTTCAGGATCTCGTAAGTCGGGTACATCCGACGCTCTTCGCAGCGCTTGTCGAACTGGGCCTGCATCGTCTTCCAGATCTGACCGTCTTCGAAACCAAGAAGGTCGGCGTCGTGCTCAGCCGCGTAGTC